GGGAGCTTTATCAAGCTGGACGGCTCTGACAACGTAGACGCCTACCGCGGTGTGAAGCCCAAGGGCCTAAGCGTATTCGATGAGTTCAAAGACTTCCGAGAAGAATTCTACGACGCATATGATCCTAACCGCGCAGCGTTTAACAGCCCGCTCATGATTATCGGCACGCCGCCTGAGCTTGAGGGTCAATACACCAAGCTAGCGAAGGACTATGCCACGGATACCACCAAGCGGTTCTTTCAGATGCCTACGCACTCTAACCCGCATATCAACCCAGGGTGGCTCGAGCGTAAGCGCAATGAACTGTACGCCTTGGGAGAAGGGGATAAGTGGGAGAGAGAATACCTTGCCCGCTTCGTGCCAGGTGGCGCTAACGCCATCTTCCCGATGCTTTCAAGACAAATCATGAAACGTCATGATGAGCTGCTAGCTGAACTATGGCGCGACAGAAAGAAGCTCGAATGGATCTTGTGGGCCGACCCAGCGGGAGCTTCATGCTTTGCCGTGATCTTCTGTGCTGTGAACCCATACTCTAAAAAGGTCTATTGCCTGGATGAGATCTATGAGCTTCAGCAAACCGAGATGACCGTGGGCAGGATATGGCCGCGCATCAAAGCAATCCGCGATGAACTATGGGATGACGGGGAGTGGCGGCAAGGCTACGATGAAGCGTCTACATGGTTCGCTAACGAGGTGCTTGACTCCTTCAATGAAGGTCTCGAGCCTACGCAGAAGATGCGAAGCGATAAGCTCACAGGGCTGTCTCTACTTAAGGATGCAATCCTGCAAGGCAAGCTAGTCATGAGCGAGCGATGCCAAAAGCTCTATTGGGAGATGGAGAGATATCGAAAGGACGCAAGCGGTAAGATCCCCAAGAAAGATGACCATCTCATTGATTGCCTACGCTACGTCTTTGACTCTTTGCCATATAGCGTCAAAAGAGAAGAGGAGATTATTCCTGATCCGCTACTTGAGAAAAGAGAGCACAGATTACAGGACGACTTTCCACACTTGTATTCTGAGGACTATAATCTAGAGTGGCAATCATGACTGTTCACTTATTACTCGCTACCGCCATCCTGTTTTGTCTGCTTTCACTCGTTGCCTTTGCAATGGCTCTGATCGCTTGGATTGAAGTGAAGGCCATGCAGAAGTCTACACATTCCATCCAGTATGTTCCTGCGGGCAATGACTTTGAGAAAGTGACGAAAGATTTGGAAGTTAAACTAAATAAAGATCTCTTTGAGGCTGTATGAGCAATCCAGGCTATTTCTTCGATAATCTTGATGGGCAAATGAACCAAGCCTACTCGCATCCCAAGTATCAGATCTATTCGCTAGATTTAGACGATGCGAGAAATGATAAGGATATCCTGATCTGGCTGCAATCTGAGCTTGGGTATCTCGAGCAGGAGAATGAGACCCGTATTCGAGTGATGCGGCGTAACATGGCACTCTACAAGGGCGTGCAGTATCAGGAGCTAGAGAGCCGTGTGGATGCGCGTGATCGAGGCAATGACCGCGCTCAGGTTACTCGCAAGATCGTCTGTAACCATCTCTATGACCTGGCAAAGAATAGGGCTAGCAGGCTGATTAAGTTCAAGCCTGCCGTGGCTATTCTCCCCACGAACGATGAGCTTGGGGATAAGGTAGCAGCCAAGGTCACTAAGCAGCTCCTCGACCATATTTGGTACACTCAGGACTTTGAGGGAAAGATCCAGACGCAGCTTGTGACAAACGCTCTCGTGATGGGTGAGAGCTATCTGTTCGTACTATGGGATGAAGATAAGGGAGACCTTAACCCAGCTTACGCAGAAGCAGCAGCAAAGCATGGCGCTAAGAAGATCCCGCTCCTAGATGAGAACGGTAAGCCCACTAAAGATGCTCAGGGTAATGAGATCACAGTCGATAGCCCTGTGCGGGTTGGAGATGTGGACTACAAGGTGGTTCTGGCCTCTGAGGTATTGCTGCAAAGAAAGCAGAAGTTTGTAGACGTAGATTACTGCTTCATGCGGGAAGTCGTACACGTTCAAGAGCTTCGGGCTAAGTATCCTGAGATGGCTCATAAGATTAAGGACGTTGAGGGCACTCAGGTCTATGACTATGAGAAGATGGAGCTTAGACCCGCTCGCAATGAGCAAGTGGTCTACACGTTCTACCATCGCAGAAGTAAGCTCATGGATAAGGGCCGAAAGATCGTATTCATTAACGACTGCATTCTCGAGAATGCTCAGATGCCCTACTCCCATGAGGGCCTGCCGTTTATCCGGTTTACCGATATCGACTATCCAGGCGAACTGTACGGGGTGAGCTTCTTTGAGAACATCAAGCCATTGACTGGCACCTACAATAACCTGACCAATATGCTTGTCAGGAATATCGTGCTGGCAAGCCATCCTAAGTGGATGGTGCCCGCTGGATCAGTGGCACTTGATCGCCTGGGCAATGATATGACCATCGTCCAGTATAAGGGGCCCACTCCTCCAGTGCTGGCTACTGCGTCCACTGTTCCAGGAGACGTGTTCAGCTTTCGTGAGAAGCTCAAGGAAGAATTCCAGCAGATTAGCGGCGTGTTCGGTGTCAGTCGTGGTGAGCCGCCTCCTGGGATTAAGGCCGGTGTGGCACTTCAGTTCCTATCCGAGCAGGAGTCTGAGCGTTATAACGAGCTGGTGCTCAAGTATAACGACCTGATCGTGAACATCGCACAGATGACGCTTGCAGTGGCGGGCGACTATTACGATGAGTCCGATGAGCGTATGATCCGAGTGCTCGGAAAGAATAACGAGTGGATGACCAAGTTCTTTGACGTGGCCTATCTCGAGAAGGACTACGATATCCGAGTGCAGAATAGCTCGGCACTCCCGCGCTCGGTGGCCGCTAGAACTCAGACGCTACTTGACCTTAATGAGCGGTTCCCTGGTCAGTTCACTGGAGAGCAAGTCATTGACCTGCTTGATCTAGCTCAGACTGAGAAGTTTATTGACGCTGCTACCGTTGCAGTAAGAGCTGCACAGGCAGAGAATGAAGAACTGCTCAAGGTAGGACGTGAATCATTGCCTGAGGATCAGTTAGCCCCCCGCGAGTATGAGAATCATATCTTACACTGGAGAGAACATACTCGAGCGGTGCAGGAGTATAGCTTTAAGTATCAGACTCCGCCTGAGGCTCAGGATCGGTTGATTAACCATATCCGCGCTACTGAGATGCTCATGGTGGATCAGGCTGCTAGAAACCCAGCATTTGAGGCAGAGCTTGGGAAGCTGCCCATGTTCCCGATGTTCTTCACCGCACAACCGCCTGCACCTATGCCGATGCCCATGGAAGCAGCTCCTATCGGTCAGGATGCTATGGGCGCAGCGATTATGCAGCCTCCAGGCTTGCCAGTTAACCCAGCTTTGGGCGGAGAGCCTCAGGCTCTTGCTCAAGAACCAATGCCACCAGTTGAAGCACAGCTTGCACCTGGGGGCGCTATCGAACCCACAGGAGGGGTCTAATGTCAGAAAGTAACGCAGTCCAGACGGCGCCAGTCGAAACTGGATCTATCCAAGAGCCTATTGAAGTCGTGGGCGGTAATAGCCCTGTCTCGTTTGATGAGATGGAGGCAGTCTCGAACTGGAGAGATCGAGTTCAAAAGGCAAATGAGCCTGAGTTAAAGACCGCACAGCGCCGCAAGCAAGAGGGCGATGACCTAGAGGATCTCGGCACTAAGAGTGAAGCCAAGGCTGAGAAGAAGGCTGAGAAAGCAGATAAGTCTGAAAAGGCCGACAAAGAAGACACTAAGGACGCTAAGTCTAAGAAGAACACTCAAGCTGAACCTGAGAAGGCTTTAAAGTTTAAGGTCGGCGATAAGGAAGTAGAGCTGGCCGCTGGTGCGATGGTGCCCGTAAAGGTGAACGGCAAGGTTACTGAGGTTCCTATTCAGGAGGTCATTAACCGATACTCTCAGCAGAAGCACCTGGACGACATTTATAGAAACTATAAGACCGAGAAGGCTCAGTTTGATACTGAGCGTCAAAAGATTAGCGATGTGATCTCTAAGTCATATGAGATGCTATCGCAAAAGAAGGATCTCAGGGGCTTCGTTGAATACATGAGCGAAGCACTTGGGGTGGATGGTCAGAAGCTCTACACAGAGGCAGTCGATAAAATTAGACAAGCATTTGATGAAGAGTCTACACTGACACCAGAGGAACGCAGACTAAAACAGCTTGAAGAGGAAAACACTTTCTACAGGAATAAGGCAGAGTCTCAGAGGACGGCAGAAGCCGAAGCCAAAAAGACCAAGGCCCTAGAAAGCCAGGTTGAAAGCGTTATTACAAAATCAGGCATGGATAAGTCTACGTTCGTGCAGGCTTACGATGAACTCGTGCAGTCTGGAGTTGATGCAGCAAGGCTTACGCCCGAGATGGTTGGAACGTACTATACAAATAAACGTACGGTCGAACGGATCGAGTCAAGGCTTTCAGACATCAACCCTGAGATCGCCACTGAGGAAAACATTGAAAAGCTGGCTACTCTTGCGATTCAAACCGGCGCTTCAAAGCAGGAGATCGAAGAGGTAATCCAGGAGCTTTACGCTAACAATGCGGAAAAGAAACTGGCTAAGAAAATTAACAAAACCTTGAAGGCAAAGGCATCAGAACCAGCCAAAAGAGCGGGAACTGATCCCTTGTTCTTCGACGATCTAACATTCTGAAAGGAATAACAAATGGCACAGTTTAGTCTACAGACTGCCAGCAACCTGTTCAAGATTAAGTACGGGAAGCTCGCAGAAAATACTTATAACTCCGCTAACGTCCTTCTGGGCCGTTGCAAAAAAGAATTCGATTTTGTCGGTAAGCGCATGGACATTGCCGTTCCTACCAGCTTTGCTGGTGGCGTGGGCTCTGGCTCGCTCCCTACCGCTAACTATGCAGCGATTCAGGACGCAGTGATCGAAGCTAAGAAGATGTACGCCGTCGGTCAGGTTGACCGCGAGTCCATTAAGGCCGCTTCCAGCAATGAAGGTGCGTTCATCGAGCTGACTAAGTTCTCGACTCAGAAAGCAGTCGAAAGCTGGATGCGTAACATGAGCCGCGCTCTTTTTAACGACGGCTCTGGCTCGCTGGGTCAGTTCTCTGGATCTGCTTCTGGAACCGCTACCGCTCCTGTAATTACCATTACGGCTGCAAGCTGGAAGGAAGCAAACTTCGAAGAAAAGGATTACGTCAATGTAAACGTCCTATCTTCGGTGTGGGAAGTGGTCTCGGTTGCTCCATCCAGCCGCCAAGTAACCCTGGCTCGCATCTCTGGATCGGATGACCTGACTGCTATTGGTGCAGGAACGCATACGGTCTATATGCAGAACTCTAAGGACAACGATCCTCAGGGTTTAAAGGGCGTGCTTGATGCTACCTCTGGTACCCTCTACGGGGTGTCCGTTGGTCGCCGTTGGCAAGCCGCTGCTCAGATTGCCGCAGGCGGAGCTGGCATCACGCCGGATGCTCTTAATCAGGGCATGATGGAGATTCAGCGTAAGTCTGGTAAGGTACCTAACCTGATCGTCACGAGCTTCACGCAGTATCGCAAGCTCTTAAATCTTCTTGAAGATCAGAAGCAATATCTGCTTGATCCACGCGCTTCGGAACTGGTCGGCAAGATCAGCTTCCGTGGATTGGAGTTCATGTCGGCTGCTGGACCTGTGGGTATTTTCCCAGAGCGTTTCTGTGAAGATGACCGAGTTTATCTGCTGAATGACAATCATATCACGATTAAGCACAGGCCCGATTTCGGCTTTTTTGACGATGACGGCACTGTCTTCCTTCGTGATGCTTCATCGGATTCTTACAGCTTCCGTTACGGTGGCTACCTTCAAGCCTATGTCACGCCCTCTTTCCATGGCGTGATCTCTGGTCTCGCAGTCTAATTTGGTTGGGGGTGGGAGTAATCTCACCCCCGCCTACAACTCCACGGAGAGTTACAAATGTTAAGAGAAATTAAGTCAACGCAACGTCTTCCCCGCCAGCTTCATCTTAAAGTAGATGGAACTGGAGCAGCCTCTATCCTTATTGGCTCACGAGATGCAGCTCTCACCGATAACGGGACGGGCGACTATACCCTGACCTGGGCAGTGCCATTCGCAAGGCCCCCCGTGGTTGTGGCTTCTAGCCTCACCGCCGCTTGTGTCGTGCAGATCGCATCGGCAACCGCTTCTGCTTGTCAGATTTTGGTTACTGATCTCGCATCTGCAGCCAAGGACGCTGATCTAATGGTAATCGTTCAAGGCTACGACGCAGTAGACGAAACCTGATAGGGTACGCCCCATAACTCAGTGGTAGAGTGGTCACAGGGCGACGGTCCAGTGGCATGACGGTGGTTCGATTCCACCTGGGGCGTCCCACTTGGAGGCGATATGGCAGCGGTACAAAAGATTGATGTTTGGTCGGCCAGTGTTACTGGCAATGATTCTGGAGCAGCTTTATCCCTTGATGCGCTTCAGACTGACTTTGTAGCATTTGTAAACGTAAGTGCTCTCGGGGCTGGTACTACAGCCATTATTAAATTGGAGCGCAGTCCAAATAACTCAGATTGGTTCGAATGGATTAGCTTCAAGGCGGTGGCCGCTGTGGGAAAACAGATCAAAGATGCTACTGTACCTGGTCTTAGTTATGTTCGTGGCTCTGTGAGCTTTGCTGGTGGAACTACGACGGCAACTCTAGAGATTACTCTGCATCACGATAAAAAGACCAAATGAGCCGCATAGACCTTTATCCCGAAACTACAGCCGCACCCGATGAGGCGCTGCTTCAGACGGGTACTGCTATCGGCAGTAAGGTTGGGGCAGATGTTAACATCCTGAACCCTATTGAGGACTCGGTACAGTTCCAGGGGTTACGCACTCAGGGGCGGATCACTCATGTATCTCTCACAGCAGGAGCATGGACGCCGCTGCCAGCAAGTGCTTGACGGGTATTTGAATCTAACGCATGAAGCTATGGCTAATTCGATCTCTGTATTCTGCGAGCGTGTGGCTATCCTTCAGGGTTTTGACTATTCCGTTAGCGTTGTTGGTGGAGTGTCTAGGCTTACTTGGATTGGTCCTTCGGCCGCAGGCGCAGAAGAGGAGTTTGCTGAAGGTGATATCGTGTACATTCAGTATCTTCGTCAGCTTTAATGCGGTGCAATAATCAAATAGCTTGCAACTAGGGGTGTAAGCTGAAAAACTAGGTTCAACCTAGTTCTCTTCCCTGAAGGGGGTCCGCCAGGATGGTAGACCCCCTTCGTCTTTCTTGCCGTATCAATAAATCCCATCTATTCTAATAACGTCACTAAGAACGTCCACCAAGGAACGGGAGGATCTATGTCATCGCCTAAGGGTTGGCCTACCCAAGAAAAAGACCAAAGACTACAGCCACAGTTTGCCACGGTTGAGCCAGTTCACACGCTCCAGCATGGTCTAAGCGTACTTGCTCACCAATACGTTGCAGAGGTTGGCACCGATGCTGCTGAAGCCGGATCATCTGTTACTGCTATCGTAGCCACTGCTCATTCGGTGCAGTCAGGAGATGTAATTCGCCTGACTTCTGGCGCTATGTCGGGCCGTGAAGTTAAAGTTTACTCGACTGAAACCAATCTAATCACGTTAGCTGAAGAATTGCCAACCTCGGTGGCAACTGGTGTTACGTTTCAGATCCTCAGGCATAAATATCCACTCGTAGAGACTACTGGAGAGGTAAAAATCTCTGGTAGCTTTACCTCAACTGAAGAGGCTGTGGCCGCCGATGGGGGAGCACTTCCAGCTAAGGTAAAAGTAGCAGGCGGATATGATGGCACTAACGTCCAGGTGCTTTCCACTGACTCAAGCGGTCATCTTCAGGTTGATGTTCTATCAATGCCGTCTGTTATTGGTGGTGCTACGGCAGCGGCTCAAACAGATGGAAGCCAAAAGACTCAGATTGTGGATGGTTCTGGAAATGTCATCGGATCAACCAGCAACGCTTTAGACGTAAATATCAAAAGCGGTGTCCTTCCTACGAATGCAGCTTCAAGCACTAATCAAACGGATGGCTCTCAAAAAACTAGACTGACAAGCGGTGGTTCAGACGCAACTGTTCACGCACTAGGTCTCACACTAGATAACATCGTATCACAAGCATTGGTAGTTAAGGGTCCGATGTTTGCAGTTCCGGCAGCTGGCGGCAATCCGGTAGTCGTAAGGACTACTGATTCATACGGACGACTTAGCGTTGATGTTAACACCATGCCAGCTATCTCTATTCCAGCTGGAGCATCCACTTACGCCGCTCAAACCGATGGTACTCAGAAAGCTCAGATCGTAGACGCAGCGGGTGACGTTGCTGAGGTGAGGCTGCTTTCTTTGCCTCTAACTGGAACCGACAAGGGCCTAGTGACTAACACGGTCATTCACGGTCTAACCACTGGCGGCGGTGGTGGTTATGTAGACGTGAAAGTAACCCCAAGTGGTGCGCTTACCACTGAGAGCACGCTTGCGGGGCTTGATGCGGCAGTTCTTGGTCAAGAGACCATGGCAAACAGCTTGCCAGTTGTGCTGGCGTCAAATCAGTCTGCTATACCAGTGACCGGTAGCGTCACTGCTGGAACTCTGACAGTAGTTGATTTACTTGATGCGGGTATTCTTGACACTTCAGTAACTAACATCCCTGGTAGTGCTTCTAGCCCTGTTCAAGTTATTGCCTCGACTGCGGCACCAATTAAGGCGCTTCAGCTTCTCGATACGACGGGTGCATTTGTTGGTGTATACGTCGGCGCAGTAAGTTCTGAGGTTTTGCAGCTTGTAATGGGTCCAGGTTCAGATCAAACTATCGAACATAGTATTTCCGCCGGTTCTCGCATTAGCTTGAAGCGTTTGGATTCAACCGCTGACGTATCTTCGGGTATCGTGGCAATTAACTGTCTCGGTTAGAGACACTAGGGAGACCTACTTATGCCATCGACAATTTTCGCTGGGTCAAAAGTAAAAGCACTGAAAGATAGACTGAGCTTGAATGATGTGACTGAGATCATCTCAATTAGCAGTAATCCAGCATCGGGTGGAGGTGTAGTTGCCCCGATTGGGTCGCTCGCACTCGATAGCGTTTCTGGAAAGCTCTATAAGAAGGTTGGATCGGCTGACACTAATTGGAGTGAAGTAGGCGCTGGAACTGGTGGTATCAACTATATCACTAACCCAGACGCAGAGAACGGAACCACTGGATGGAACCTATACGCAGATGCCGCTGGCGCTGCTCCCGTGGATGGTACTGGTGGTAGTGCTAACATCACCTGGACGCGCTCTACCACGACGCCGCTCCGTGGAACGGCTGATTTTAACTTGGTCAAGGATGCGGTTAATCGACAAGGCCAAGGCGTTAGCTTTGACATTACGATCGACGCAGCCGATCAAGCGAAGGTGCTGACCGTAGCATTCGATTACGAGGTTCTTAGCGGAACCTACGCTACCGGAGATTTAGCGGTTTATTTAATTCAAGATCCTGCTGGCACTCCAGTAGTAATTCAACCCGCAGGATACCAAATTCAATCGGCGACTGTTAGCACTAAGATGAAGCAGATTGCTACGTTTCAGACGGCAAGCAATGTCACTAGTTATAGGCTCTGTGTCCATGTCGCTTCTACCAGCGCATCAGCATATTCTCTTGCAATCGACAACGTAAGCGTCGGACCCCAGGTCGTGCAGTACGGCGCTCCTGTGACGGATTGGCAGGCTTATACCTGTACGGTTCAAGGTTCGACATCGAACCCAACTGTTACGGCAAACGCATACTGGAGAAGAGTCGGGGATTCGCTTCAAGTTTGG